AAACACAGCCAGCCGCTGTAAATTATCATCTAAACGATAAAATTTACTATCGAAAGTTATGCAATCAATGTATTAAGGCTAAGAAAAAACTTACTACTAGACAACAAACAAGATGGGAAATAGCTGGATATAAGAAAACACTAGCTTGTGAACATTGCGGATTTAAACCTGCAATGGACGGACAACTAGTTGTATTTCAAGTTGATAGAAATCAACAAAATGTTAATGTTTCAAATTTAAGAACAATTTGTCTTAACTGTAATTATGAATTATCTAGGTCGGGTTGGACCCAAGGAGATCTTGAAGAAGATCTGTAACTACTATATTTAAATCTTCCATAGTTCCGTCATTAGTAATAAGATAGTTGGGAGTTACTCCGACCCAACTATATTCACTAGCATGTATATCTGGGTGTACTTGGAACATGTTCTCTGGTTGTGTAGTAGCAAAATTAAACCACGCTGGGTCATCGCCACGTTTAACCCGCACAATTACGCCGCCTAATCTACGCACCATGTCTATCTCATTTGGGAACCTAGCATCTGTAAGAACAATGTTGTCTGTGGAATCTTTAATTCTTGATTCTAACCCTAGTATCCAGATATCTTGATGGAAGTGGTTCCTAAACACCTCAGTTCCCAGTAGTTGCAATGCAACCCTTGGTGAGAAATTAGGTATACCTAGTCGTTCGCTCCACCACTCATCAACCCCTTCACGCCATGCTCTACTTTTAGGAGTGACGCCTTCTAGCAGTTCTCTATCCCAGTTAAAAACACTTGAGGCGGCGTCTTTTAAACTATTAGCAAAACTTTCATGCTTAAAGTTCTGTTCGACGAGCATGTCGCCAACAGTTCCCTTACCAGAACCTATAAGTCCAACTAATCCTATTATCATAGTATTATTATAACATTATTTTGTGTAATTAGCCAATAATAAAAGAGAGTGGGTCTGAACCATCAATGTAGTTCTTAAGATCTTCCTCAAGTTGCGCCATCTCTGCTTGAGCTTCTGCTTTAAGTGTATCACCGTTCAGTGATGTGCCGCCTTGTGGCCCAGCAATAGTAGCAAACTTACTACGTGCTTCGCCTAGTGTAAACTTCGCAAGTGCTAGACTATAATCTTGAATCCATGGTTGAATTTGCTTGTCTTGTAGTAGTCCTGATTCAGGTCGAATATTATAAACCCAGAGTACAACTTTTTCCCCACTTTCACTAAATTTACGTAATAATGTTACGGTTCTAGTAACTGGGTTAAATTCAAAATTAACAAATCCGCCAAACATTCTAGCACTCATCTCTTGATATTGATAATACATTTCGAAAGTTGCTTGGCCGCCAACACGTCCAGCTTGCATTAGATAAGTGTTTACAAAAGCCGCCTCAAATGGTTCAAAGTTTGTACCAGTGCCTGAACTACCAACACTTCGACGGAATACCTGTCTAACTTCCTGCACTTCGTCTGGCAAGACATACTCTTGTTGTTCTTCAATAATAGACAGGAACAGATAACTACTTTCAACACTACTGCCTGCCCGCTGGCGATACTTACGCAATGCTTGATCAATGCACATAGTATAATGAGAAGGGTCAAGCTCAACGTCCACCATATCCCCGCCTAAGCGGAAATAAATGTAATCTGTAATATCTTTTCGTAACGTAGTTAGATCGGCCATTAATAAAAGTTCCTATTGCAGCAGGGGAAGATTAGTCCCCCGCATAGTATTTATTTAGAAACCTTTAGTAATACTATATGTTCATTTAGGCGTCCATTCATTTTTGTCTCAGTTGCCTTAATATCGTTCATAAATGTGCGTAATGCTATTTTACCAGCCTTGCCAAACTCTTTAAGTTGCACTTCGGGTTTACGTAGTGTCTTTTGAGTGCTTAATTTTTCATCAAAGAATAGTAAAGTTGTTCCTTTAACTGTTAAAATAGCATGTTCCTCTGTAACATACTTGCCTAGTTTGCGGTTTTTAGTGTTAAACACCCAAAGTTCACTAGCACCTACTATTGTAGTAGGATCAATACTAACAATCTTATATCGATTATCGTCTGTTTTAAACTTTAACTTAGAAACAATCTTATCAGCACTTCTAGGCTTGGGCTTTCGAACTGCACGGTTTGCTTTCTTAAGATTAGCATATGCATCAAGATCGCTAAACATTGTATCAAAGAATTTTACAAACATAGCTATATCTTTTTTACTAAAATTGTCGTATCCTTCCTTAATTTGCTCCCAAGTATCCTGCTCTGCTTCGCTCATCTTTTTAAGTTGTGTGGCAGTAGGCATGGATTGCAATAACGCAAACTCAGCAGCAATTGGCTCGTAATAACTACGGATCTTACTAATATGTGCTTGAGCCACTGTGTTAGTTTTTAGGTATTCAAACATTTTAGGAATGTCTGAACTAGGTTGCATGTCCACTAATACTTCAAGATCGCCAATAATTTCACTAAGTTGCTCGTTCATCCTGTCTTGTATAGTAGGCTTATAAACATCAACTTTCTTCTTAACTTCAACTTCTTTAACTAACGGCCTACCAGACTCTGCTAGTTCAGCAAAGCGTTTTGCCATCCATTCATGTGTTTCTTCAGGGATAGGATCTACGTCAGACAATCCGTCATAATAGCAATATGCAGCAATATGGTTATACGTAAAGTTAAACTCAGGGTTAGCAAGGATAGATCTGGTCGTTTCCTTATTAAATTTCTTTTTAACATATGATTTAATAATTGGAGAACAAACTTTTGTCTCGACTTCATTATGAAAAGCCCTGGTAAAATGCCTGATTCCACGTGACGTGTCAAGTGCCAGTACCCCAGTCTTAGCTTTTCTTGCGTTAACTTTCTTCTTTTTCTTAGTCGTTAGAAGTGAATTTTTCGCCATTGTATTCCTCCATGCCCTGGATAAGGCTCATAATGTCTGCAATATCAAGATTGTCTACAGACTCGTTTGCTACTGTCTCTACCCATTCCCGTTGGAATGTAGATATAGGTATTTCTTTTCGTGTATTAAAATCAACAATCTTTGCCATATTTAACTCTTTCACTTTAGCTTACCTACATAGTAACACGCATGCACTGAATGTCAACCATTAACCGCTAAATATTTCAGACATGGCTGACGAAGTACCATATAGATCTCCAAAAGAACGGGCAGAAGATGCAAGAATAGAGCATCAGCGGCAGATGGACCGCGAATACGACGAAAAATTTAGTGAAAATCAAGCTAATGAAAAAAAAGTTGCAAAACAAAAAGCTGAGGATCAAGCTAAAAAATTTAAAGAAAAAATGTTAAGGGCTCAACAAGCTAAGACAAACGCTCTTTTAATTGAAGTAGGGCGTAACGGAATATTGATATTTATTTTGTATGTTGTTTCAGACGCATTGTCAAGATATATAATACTTCATTTACTATAGAAAATTACTCTAACGAGATCATACGCAAATCTATCCAGAAATATAATGTTGTAAGACCCACGACGAAGAGTGCTTGAAAAAGTAGCAGATGCCAGTATTTTATCATCTAGCTGTATTTATTTACAAACTAGATCCCATATAAATACTATAACTAAGTTAAGGATTCTAAATATGCCTAGAATATCCATGTGGAAAGAGGGAGCTCATTCCAATGATTTTAAGTTCTTTGATCGTACAATTAAAGAACAATTCACTGTGGGCGGAACAGGAATACATGTTCACAAATACCTAGGAATTATGAACCAAGGTCCAAGCGCAGACCTTAGCCAGCCTCAAGCAACAGAAGATGACCCACTTGCTATACAGGATTTTTTATTCTTAGAAAATAGAGATAGGAAGTATGAGCAAGACGTATATAACATGCGTGGTATATACAATGTTGCTGATACTGATTTTGATTTAAGTCAGTTTGGTTTGTTTTTACAAAACGACACACTGTTTATTACATTTCATCTTGCTGACATGGCTAGCACACTAGGCCGAAGTTTAATGAGTGGTGACGTTTTAGAATTGCCGCACTTAAAAGACTATAATAGCCTGGATACGAGTTTAGAAGTTGCACTTAAACGATATTATGTGGTACAGGAAGGTACTAGACCTACTGAGGGATATAGCCCAACTTGGTGGCCACATCTATGGCGGGTTAAATGTACTCCACTAGTAGACGCTCAAGAATACCAAGATATCCTTAATAAGATACAGATTGACGAGAACACTGGCGAAAGCACAGGCAGTACGCTTAGAGATCTTCTCAGCACGTACTCCAAAGAGCTTGAGATTACTAACAAAGTAGTAGAGCAGGCAGAAGTAGAGGTTCCCAAAAGCGGTTACGATACTAGCAAGTTTTATGTGGTTCCAGCAGATTCAACTGGTAAACCCATGGATCCACTGGGGTACACTGCTGATGATTCCAATCAGACATCTGATAGTACTCTAATAACTGCTGATAGTACTCGTATAAGCCCAGAAAACTCTCTCGCATACAGCGGATACTTAGTTGGCGACGGGCTTGCTCCTAACGGTGAAGCAGTATCAATGGGTACTAGTTTCCCAACTGATGCAGTTGAAGGTGATTACGTTCTTAGAATGGACTTTTTACCAAATAGACTATTCCGTTTCAGTGGCACACGTTTTGTTAAGGTCGAAGACAATGTTAGAAGTAACCCAACGCCAGGAAAGAGCACTAGCCTTAGCTCAGGGTTTATTAATAATACAGCAACAACTACCCAGGATGATAACACTGTGATATCACAGCGTCAAGCATTAAGCAAGGCTCTAGAAATTCAGGAAGATGAATAATGCCTCAACAGTTTTTTTACGATAATCAAGTACGTAGGTTCTTGTTACAGTTTATTCGTGCATTTTCAAACTTCCAAGTTGAATTTGGCAAAGATAGAACAGGAAATACTACATTGCAAACTGTGCCTGTTAAGTACGGAGATGCTACTAGACTAGTATCTAGTCTTCTTAGAGACAATAGTGAAAACAAGATTATCCCAACTCCAATGATTAGTTGTTATATCAATGCTATGGAGTATACAGTAGATAGACGGCAAGATCCTACTTTTGTGGACAAACGTCATATCCGTATGAGAAAATTTGACCAAGATTCAGGTGAATATACTACTCAACAGGGCAATGCGTTTACAGTAGAACGGTTAATGCCTGTTCCGTACAACCTAACATTGAATGTAGACATTTGGACTAGTAATACTACACAAAAATTACAGTTACTAGAGCAAATTTTAGTTTTATTTAATCCTTCACTTGAAATACAAAGCACAGACAGCTACTTAGATTGGGGAAGTTTAAGTTATATTGAACTAACCGGAGTAACTTGGAGTAGCAGAGCAGTTCCTGTTGGCGCAGATGAATTAATTGATATTGCTACATTAACATTTAATGTTCCAATTTGGATTTCACCACCGTCTAAGGTTAAAAAACTTGGAGTTGTTAATAAAATTATTGCTAGCATTTTTGATGAAAGCGGTGATCTTGCTGACGGCGTAATAGATCAAAACATATTAATGGGCACTAGAATGAAATTTGCACCCATGAACTATGGAATTTTACTCCTAGGTAATACGTTAACTATCCTTGAAATTCAAGAATCAGTGACTAATAAAGTAGAGCCAACAAGCATTGAAAACGACCCACCAGTTAAAATTGGGGTAGATGATATCACTTGGCGAGCAGTAATTAACCAATATGGTGAGTTACAAGCTGGCATAAGTCAAATTAGACTTGACTTTGGCACAGGAGAGATTGTAGGAACAGTTGCACATCATCCTAGTGACGATACAAAACTCTTGTTTACTGTTGATGGAGATACTATACCTACAAATGACTTGCCTCCAGTATTAAAAGTTATAAATCCTCTAAAAGTAGGACCAGACGCTGGGCTTGCTACATCAGCTACTGGGCAGAGATATTTAATTCTTAAAGGTATTGGTGCCAAGGACAATACAGACGGACCAGATGCTTGGAAAGATACATCTGGAAACGACTTTATCGCTAGCCCTAATGACATCATACAATATGATGGAATAAGATGGAATGTAGCATTTGATAGCAGTACAGACTCTGGAGTACATTATGCAACCAACACTAACACTGGTATACAATACAAATGGACTGGTGAAAATTGGGTTAAAAGTTATGAAGGCGAATATAAAGCAGGAGATTGGCAATTAGTAATTTAAAACAAAGTGCTGGTGCTGTTTTTTTCTCTAAGTCCACACTAAGATTTTTATTTTTACTCAGAGACGACACGAGTTTTAAAAACACCTGGGCATTTGTTGGTGGAAAAATTAACAATGACGAAAAGATAGTAGATGGATTATACAGAGAAATTGGCGAAGAAATTGGCTATGTTCCTGATATAGAAAAACTAATACCCATTGACCAATTTACTAACACTAAAAAAGGGTTTGAATACCACACTTTTATTGCAGTTGTTGAAGAAGAGTTTATACCAACCTTAAACAATGAACACAAAGGGTATGCTTGGACTAATATTCAAGGATGGCCAAAACCTCTCCACCCTGGTGTTTTCTCTACAGTAAAAACACAGGAAATTTCAGATAAAATTGCTACTGTAGTAGATTTATTCCGCACCTAAGTTTATGATGCTACAGAGCCGTAATCCACTGCCAGGTTTTGAAACTCAGGATCCATTAAATCGTATATTTCTGGGGTAGTAGCTATTCTACGTCCGAAAGCATCTTCTATTGTGCTTGCTGTTAACCCAGTCTCAGCACTACCTGTTTGTGCTTGTATTTTTGCTAAATCAAAGTTTCCGTCTGTACCAGGAGGAGTTATAAATGAACTAGTATCGAACCCAGTATTATCTACAATACCTAGGTTTGTAGCACTAATCTTTTTAAGTGTTCCGCCGTCATCTACTAGAACAAAATCTGCATCAGAAGCATCTGTAGTAGTAGTTGCTGCATCACTGTTAGCAGTTGTAATAACTGTTCCTGCTACTGCTGGCAATGTTACAGTAACGTCAGCAGTACTTGCAGGCCCAATTAAAGTTACCTTATTAGTGCCATTATTGCTGTCTTCAAAAAACTCAATAAATCCTGCACTTGTGGCAGCGTTTTTAAGTTGTATACCTGCATTTGCGATAGGTGTTGTTAATACAGGAGTTGTAAGTGTTTTATTAGTAAGAGTCTCTGATCCTGTTAAAGAAACAAAACTTTCACTCTGTAATGCTGAATTAAACTCTGCTAATGAACCAGTTATAGTATTGGTTGCTAGGTCAATTGATTTATTCGTAAACGTATCTGTTGTTGCTTTGCCAACTAGTGTATCTGCTGCCGCTGGTAACGTAACAGTAACATCTGCTGTACTTGCGGCTCCTTGTAATGTTACTCCGTTTGTACCGTTATTCGTACCTTCTAAAAACTTAATTTGTCCACCCACTGTAGCTGAAGCTGCACCCATAACAAGCGAGTGCCCAGTTGCAGTAGTAGTAGTTGCGGCTAATACAGTTAGTCTATCAGTACCATCAACATCAATTTGTACTTGTCCTGTGCCACTGTCGACAACCGAGACATTACTGTTTCCAGCTTGAATTGATGTTGTACTAACTGCACCAACTTCAGCATCTACATATGCTTTGATACTCTGTTGTGTAGAAAGTTGGGTAGCACTATTACTAGCCATATTATCTTCGTCTAGTATTGCTGTACCGCTTACGCCTGTATTAATAACAGGACTAGTTAAAGTTTTGTTAGTGAGTGTTTTAGATGTACCTGAGAATAGTGTATCAATTTGAGCAAGTGTTGCTCTACCTTCTGTTCCTCCATCTGAAATAAGAATTTGATCGCCCGTTGCAAGAGTGGCCGATGTTAAATTAGTAGCATTGTCGATATTTACAATTGCTTCAACTGCACCAAATTCTAATGCACTTGCGCCAGAGTTTACTTTCAATACCTGTCCAGCACTTCCAATGCTTAATGCTACACCTGTACCGCCATGGTTTAGGGGTACCGTTTCTCCAGACTGGAATTCTGCTAAACCTGTAGCAACGTTACTTGCATTAAAGACGGTTCTTATTGGAGTTTTATCTGCCATAGTGATATTTATCTATTAAAATTGGAACAAGGTTATCTCAGAGTTTGAAAAAGCTGAGCCATTTTCTAGGGTAAATGTTTTAGTGCCGATGTACGCTGGCCTATTTTCAACTGTTCCATTAAACGTGAATGATGTGTTCGCAGTGTTTAAACCTCCGGCTGCTGAAAAGAAAGGCACTAGCACGATTGCTTGTTCCACACCATTTACAGATGATGTAATACCAAAGTTACTTCCGCTAGCATTTTTAGAATTATCTGGCAAAGTAACTCCGCCTGCAGAGATTGAAATAGTACCTGTTCCATCACTAGAGATTGTTGATCCAGCAAGGTCAATTGTGTCACCTGATAGATAAAGATCTCTCCATCTTTTACTAGTACTGCCTAAGTCATATGTTATGTTTAATTCTGGCAATAAATGCTCGCCAACTGCTGAAAAATCTGCAGATCCGCCACTGACAGTGATAGTCTTAGTAGTACCAGTGCCGCTCGCAACAATACCACTGCCGACAAAATTAAGTGTTGTAGCGGCTGTGCTAAGACTGCTTCCTTCATCTTGTACAGTAATGGCGCTACCACTAACAGTAATAGTCTTAGTAGCCCCCGACCCAGTTGCAGTAATGCCACTGCCAACAAAATTTATTGTAGTTGCGGCTGTGCTAAGACTACTTCCTTCTTCTTGAACAGTAAGACTGCTACCGCCACCACCACCACCACTATTAATAACAACCCCGCCTTGAGTACTGCCGTCACTTACACGAAGCGTTTGGTCAGCATTATTGTACCATAGGCGACCTTCTTCGCCAATGCGTGTTGCACCGTCTGAATATTTTCTTAGTTGTGTTCTAAAGTCTTGGGTAAAAGCACCGCCATTAATAGCCATTTACCTTCTCCCAGCAGCT